ACGTTGCTGCTAACCAGTACTACGTTGTTGGTTATAAGGGTTCTTCACCTTATGACGCAGGTCTGTTCTATTGCCCATATGTTCCCCTCCAGATGGTTCGTGCCGTTGGAGAGAACACCTTCCAGCCTAAGATCGGCTTCACGACCCGTTACGGTCTCGTTGCTAACCCATTCGCTGAAGGCACCGATGCGGGTCTTGGACGTATCACCAGAAACTCCAACCGCTACTACAGACGCGTTCGTGTTGACAACCTCATGTGATCCATTTTCACAAGGTTTAATCAGAGGGGTCACAGACCCCTCTTTTTTTGTCTAAATAAAATATATCAAGTTTAAGAAAATGCATCCAACACCTAAAGAAGCAAAAATTATTCATGAGCACTATGAGAAGGTTGTAGAGCATCTCATTAGTGAAGGTTATACTCAAGATAAAGAAGGTGCCGATAAAATCATCAGTGGTATGAGCGATGAGTGGTACAGTCTCATCATCAGTGACTGATTATGGCAAATTTTTATGATACTCAATTAACCAATAGGAACTTTTTATCTCCTATTGGTTTTAAACTTTCTTTGGCATCTAAAGAAAAGGTTGATTTCTTTTCAAATACAGCAAAGATCCCAGGAATTACTTTGGGAACTGCACTTCAAGGAACAACATATAGGATTCTAGATGTTCCAGGAGATGAATTGGTATTTGAAGATTTTAGTATGTCATTTTTGGTGGATGAAGATCTCAAGAACTACATGATTATCCATAATTGGATGACTGGTCTTGGATTCCCAGAATCTTTCCAACAATTCAAAGATCTAACCACTGGTGAAGAAGGTCAGGAAGATCGAAAGTTACAATATTGTGATGGTACTTTACATATCTTGAATAGTAACTATCGTGATGTTGCAACGGTGAAATTCAAGGATCTGTTTCCAACTTCACTGACATCCCTAGATTTTACAGCATCCGACAGCGATATCAACTACTTTACAGCAGAGGTGACTTTCAAGTATACTATCTACAATATCCTTGATCCCAACGGCAATCCTTTATGAACCTTGATGAAATTCAGGAGATGTGGCAGAGGGATTCTGTCATTGATCCTGATAACTTACATGATGAATCATTAAAAATTCCACAACTTCACTCAAAGTATTATACTCTTTATAACACCGTTACTTTATTGAGAGAGAAGGCAAGAGAAACTTACAATAGAGTTCGACTGGAAAGATATAATTACTACTCTGGAAAGGCACCAGCAGAGGTTTACGAAGAAGAACCATTTCCGTATAAAGTTAGAGATAAAGAGGCATTACAAAGGCATATGGATGCCGATGAGAGACTGAATAAAATAGATCTCAAAATCAGATACTATGACATCATGCTAAAGTTTCTGGAGGAGATTATCAAGACTGTATCCAACAGAACTTTCCAAATCAAGAACGCAATTGAGTGGAATAAGTTCCAGGCAGGGTTTAGTTAAGACAATAAATACCCATAGGTGAAACTTATGGGTTATGTCTCATTTGATTATTTCTAAAAAGAACGAAGTATATCTAAAGGTTGAAGCAGAACCACACGTCTACTACGAGTTAGCAGACCAATTTACCTTTGATGTACCAGGTGCAAAGTTTATGCCCCAGTATCGTAACAAGTACTGGGACGGAAAAATTCGCCTATTCAATACCCAGACTGGAGAGATATACGTCGGGTTGTTGGATAAGGTTACAAAATTCTGTGATAATCACGGGTATACTTATGAGTTCCGTGAGAATAAGTATTACGGTCTTCCTTTTGAAACAAATCCTGGAATTTGTAAGGAAGGTGTAAAGGATTATATCACTTCGATCAGCAAGTACGCTCCACGCGATTATCAAGTAGAGGGAGTATACGACGCCCTAAAACATAATAGAAAGTTGTTGATATCCCCAACTGCTTCTGGAAAGTCTCTGATGATATACTCGATTGTGAGATATCACGTTGAGAGAGGACGAAATACTCTGATAGTCGTTCCGACGACTTCCCTAGTAGAACAGATGTATAAAGATTTTGCAGACTATGGTTGGGATGTAGGTTCATATTGCCACAAAATATACGCTGGTAGAGAAAGGGAAACTGATTCCCAAGTGATAATCACTACCTGGCAGTCCATCTACAAACTCCCCCGAAAGTATTTTGAACGTTTTAATGTTGTTGTTGGGGATGAGGCACACCAGTTCAAAAGTAAGTCATTAATATCTATAATGTCAAAACTCTCGGATGCAAAGTATCGTTATGGTTTCACCGGTACTTTAGACGGGACACAAACTCACAAATGGGTACTGGAAGGTCTTTTTGGTCCATCTTATAAGATCATCAGAACAGAAGAATTGATGGCAAAGGGACACGTTGCCACATTGGATATCAATGTGCTTCTATTGAAACACCCAGCACATAAGTTTGAAACGTTTGAAGACGAAGTTCAGTATATTATTAATCACGAAAGACGCAATAAGTTTATCAGAAATCTTGCTCTTGATTTAAAAGGAAATACTTTAATTCTTTTCTCCAGAGTTGAAGGACACGGTCAACCACTATTCGAATTAATAAATAATGGTAGTGTAGAGGATCGTCATGTATTCTTCGTACATGGAGGTGTGGCAACAGAGGATCGAGAAAAAGTAAGAGAAATCACTGAAAAAGAAAACAACGCGATTATCGTCGCTTCATACGGAACATTCAGTACAGGAATTAACATTAAGAATCTCCATAATGTTATTTTTGCTTCTCCATCCAAATCTAGAATTCGGAATCTCCAATCTATTGGTCGCGTGCTCAGGAAAGGAAATAACAAGACAAAGGCAACTCTCTATGACATTGCTGACGACATTTCCTACAAGACCAGGAGAAACTACACACTTAATCATCTAATAGAAAGAATTAAAGTTTATAACGAAGAGAATTTTAACTACGATACTGTAAACATACCGCTAAAGAACTAATGGGAGAAGAGTTTTACTCTATTATAAAACTTACAACAGGTGAGGAAATATTTTCATTAGTTTCTATTGATGAAAATAATGATGATCCGGTTATTATCTTACAAAGTCCCGTGGTGATAAAAACTTTTCACCATAACGGAAATACTATTATAAAAATTAAACCATGGATAGAACTCTCTACCGATGATATTTTTGTAATCAGATATGACAAAGTCGTTACTATGACTGAATCTAAAGATAATAAGTTAATCGATATATACACCAAATACTTGGAAGGGGAAGGTGATGAAACTATTGAAGATTCTCATCAAGTAGACATCTCTACTACAATTGGTTATGTTTCATCGGTAGAGGAAGCAAGGAAATCTCTAGAGAATCTCTATAATAATATAGAAGATACTAAAGAAAGCTAAAGCTGTCTCTTCAACCCTAACAAAGGTATTCTACTCATAATTCATCATGTTGTCAAGTCCTGAAAGTGTGGTATAATACTTATAACTTTATTTTATGAAAAAAATGCTATGCCTAAAAAGAAGACAGAACATTACGTCAATAACAAAGAGTTGCTAGAAGCACTAATTGTTTATAGATCTAAAGTAGAAGCAGATTTCATTAAAAGAAATGGTCGTCCTCCCCTGAAAGAAGATCGCTCAAAGCACTGGGAAGGAAAACCACCGATTACAAATTATCTTGGGGATTGCTTTCTGAAGATTGCAACTCACCTTTCTTATAAACCGAATTTTGTCAATTATATGTTCCGCGAGGACATGATTTCTGATGGAATCGAAAATTGCGTTCAATACATTCACAATTTCGATCCAGAGAAGTCAAAGAATCCGTTTGCTTACTTTACGCAGATTATTCACTACGCCTTTCTACGTCGAATTCAGAAAGAGAAGAAGCAACTGGATATTAAAACAAAGATTATCGAACGCACTGGTTTTGATGAAGTTATGATGGTTGATGACAGCTTGCTTTCGGGGCATAGTTCAGACTATAATAGTATCAAAGATAATATCCAATACAAGAATCGCTGATGAAGGTTGCCATCATTACGGACACTCACTACGGTGCTCGAAAGGGATCAAAACATTTACACGATTATTTCGAACAATTTTACAAAAATGTTTTCTTTCCTGCTCTTGAAGAGCACAACGTAGAAGCAGTGATTCACATGGGTGATGCTTTTGATAGTCGTAAATCAATTGATTATCAATCGCTAGAGTGGGCGAAGAGAGTCGTATTCGATCCTCTTTCCAAGTATGAGACTCATATGATTATCGGTAATCATGATTGTTATTATAAAAATACCAATGATGTCAACTCACCAGGACTTCTTTTACAAACTTACTCCAATATTAAAACTTACAGTAGCGTAAGTGAAATTAAGATTGGTGGATTAAATATACTTTTTATTCCTTGGATTAATGCAGAAAATTATCAAGATACTGTCGCA